AACTAAAGGAGGTGTGTTTATTATGATACGTGCCGAAGTTATACCGTATAATAAATTAGACGAACAATTGGAAATTGCATTGAATTTAAGACAGAAACGCCAAAAGAAACAAATTAAACATTATCACGATCTCGGAAACTGCTTTTTAGTTTACTTGTATAAACCGGACGATAAAATAAGATGGTGAAAATGCGTACATGGCTAGATTGGAATATGGAAGAAGAACCATATTCAGATGAAGAAAAAAATTTAGTAATAGATGAACTTACTAAAGGACTATTTCTTGGAGAGATAAAGAGAAGGATTACTAAAAAAGAACTAAAGGAATGGTTTGCAAATATTGCAATGAACCATTTTGGAGAGTATTGCCCGAATATTACAGGAAGTGACTTGGTAGAGATAGCGAGGGAATTTGGAATGGAGGTTGAAGAATGAATTTAGACAAATGGACGCCGGTTAAAGATGAAATTGTAAGGACCAAAACTGAATTAGAAGAAAATATAAAATATCTTATAGATGAATGTGGAGAATACGAAAAAGCAGAAGAACTTAAGAAAATGCTTAAGATAATTAATGAGTCAAAAGATGAAAAAGAAATAAAAAAAGCGTGTCAAGATTATTATTTAGAATTCTATGATGTAGTTCCTGATGGGTGTATGGAATATTGCTATGGAAAAGAATTTGCAGATTTTATAAGAAAAGTTTTAGGGGTGGAGGATAATGAATGAAGTTTTTAGCGTGTTATACAATATTTGTTTGTGGTTTCATGTCAACATCAACAATATTGTTTAGAAAAGATCTATCTAGAAAAGAAAAAATCACAGACTTAATTGCTTATGTTCCAATGCTTATATTCGGACTGGCTTATATAGCATTAAATTGAGGTGAGAAATGAAAGGATTTTTTAAAGCTCTTGTATTTTATGTAGCAATTCTATATTCACAAACATTATTAATTCAAGGCAAAGAGATATTAAGCTTTGGTGTTGCTCTTATAAGTGTACTCATATTAGGAAAATGTTTAGAAAAGAGGTGTGATAAATAAATCTATGGATATAACAAACCATTGTATAAGAAGATATGTAGAAAGAATAAAATGTATAAATAATTCTATAGAAGTAAAAGAATACATAGCTGTAAATCAAGACCAGATAGAAAAAGAGATAAATAAAATGTTCTCCTATTCTGATTTTATTATAGAAGCTCAAATAGGCGGAGATAAAACAAATAAAAGATTCTACATAAGAGATAACATTATATTTGTAGTTAATTCAGATGATAAAGTAATTATAACTTTATATAAGGTTGATTTTGGATTTCCAGAAGCAA